GGCATTAGCCAAACGTGATGCACAAGATGATCCATTTAGTAAAACCAACAATTCAAGTCAGCCAGAAGAACCTAAGTCACTGTATAAAGGTGTTTTTAATCAAAAAACTAGCTATGAAGTAGGTGATTTTGTCACTAAAAATGGCTCGCTTTGGCATTGTGAGAAAGCCCATTCAGGCGAATTTAATCACGAAAACTTCAAATTAGCTCAAAAGAAATGGGGTGATGAATGAGTATTGTTAGCTTGGAGACCCTAAAAGAGCATTTGCGCTATGACGATGATGATAATGACTTGATGTTGCAGGGATATTTAGACGCAGCGGATTCTGTAGTTAAAAACTACATCACAGATGAGTTTGAATCTGAATATCCCAAGGCAATTCATCAGGCCATTTTATTATTGTGTGGATTTTGGGATAAGCACCGTAACGCTGAGGGTGAAACGCCAGTAAATGGCAATTATCTTCCAATGCCTGTGCAATCCTTATTGTTCCACTATCGAAAACCTACAGCGATTTGAGGTGATGTATGGGACAACGAGCAGGCGAGCTACTCCACCGAGTAACCATCCAGCAAAAAATCACGCCAGCTGATGAATACAATAATGAACTTGAGCCGATTTGGTCTGAATACAAAAAGCTTTGGTCTAAAGTTGAGTTTCTATCAGTAAAAGACACTTTAACTGCCAAGGCTGTTGGATCAGAGACTAATGCACGCTTAAAGATTCGCAAACGTACTGATATCACCACTGAAATGCGTGTGTTGTGGAAAGATCAGACTTTTCAGATCGTTTCACCACCAAAACCTGACAATGAAAATGCTGAAATTTATGTGACATTTGAGCTGAAATTATTGGGGTAGATATGTCCAATGTTAAATTTGAAATACAAGGGCTTGAAAGCTTAGAGGAAAAATTTAAACGTTTGAATGATCCTAAAAAGCTCAAGTCAGCAGTTCGTAAAGCTTTAAGGCAAGGCGCTAACATTGTACGCAATGCCGCACGAGAAGATGCTAAAAAGTTTGACAGACCTAACACGCCTAACAAGGTTTGGAAGCAGATCGTTGTTCAAAGCGGAAGGACACGCAACAAGAATGAATTCAAGATGCGAGTTGGTGTAAGAGGTGGTGCAAGAATCCCCTACACAAATAATGATCAGAATCGTCGATCAGGCAAGGTTGGAAAAACTTATGCAACTGATGGTCATCATTTTTACTGGCGTTTTATTGAGTTTGGTTCATCTCATCAACCATCTGCACCGTTTATGCGACCTGCATTAATAAATAATGTAGATAATGCAACGGCTAAAGTTGCACAGGTCTTAAATGATGAAATCAATAAAGCTTTAGCGAGTGGATTATGAACATTCTCCCAATATTTGCAACGCTTCAAAATTCACCAGTTAAAGACTTGGTTCAAAACCGCATTTATGAAGACATTGCCCCTGACAAAACAGCATTCCCTTATGTAGTGTGGTCATTGGTAGGCGGTGTACCTAATCATAATTTGGATTGTCCGCCTAAGATCGATCATTTGACCTTTCAAGTCGTGGTTTACGACACACAAGCAACACGAGCCTCAAATATTCGAAAAGCAATCAGTGCAGTATTAGACCCACTATGCACAATCACAAACCTACATCCGAATCATTTTGAACGTGTTGCTGATACCAATATTTTTGGTCGTGGATTTGATGCGAACTGGTGGTTTGATCGGTGATATAATTGCCAAAAATTAAGGTGATTCTTATGTCTGAATATTTAAAAATGCTTCATGAGATTGAGGCGAAAAAAGAAATCTTAGAAAAGCGCATCAATGAATTGGTTCAAGTTGAGATCGAAAAGTTTCAAGCTGAAAACGAACTTCCTGTTAAGGATGTCTATATTTCATTATCAGATGTGACAGGTCTTGGTGAGCCAAAGCGCTACATAGTCACTTCAGTGTCAGTTGATATCGACTATAAACCTTAAATATTAATCAAAAATAACCGCTGAAAGGCGGTTTTTTTATGCCTGTAATTTGGCATCTAAGTTAACAAGTTTTGCCATACAGATGTGTCTCGTTACCGCATGTCTGTGTGGCTTTTTTATTACCTATACCATTCACCACAATTTTTGATGCTCAGGTGAATGGTTTAAATCAATTGAGCATCTAGGAGCAAACCATGTCAAACGTGCTAACAACTCAAGAAATTGTGATTGTGGAAAATGAAAAGGCTTTGACTACATCATTGCATATTGCAGATGGTGCGAGAGCAAACCACAAAGCTGTGATGCAGCTAATCAAAACGCATATCCATCACTTTAATAAATTTGGAAGGGTGGCATTTGAAATGCGACCCTTTGAAACAGAAGGCGGCATTCAATCTAGACGAATTGCTATCTTAAACGAACAACATGCAACATTTCTGATGACATTAATGCGCAATACAGAAAGAGTTGTAGATTTTAAGTGTGCTTTGGTTCAAGCGTTTTATAAGACAAAAGAATATCTGAATTCTCAATATCAATCACATGCAAATATCCATAATAAGCTTAGTTTGCAATTGGGTTTAGAAAAAGCAGATGCAAGTTTAGCTGGGCATATTTTAGGAAGTTATCGAAAGAAACGTGACACATTAGTGGGAGCAATCAAAGAAGTAGAGCGTTTGATGCAACCATGTTTATTTGAATAAACAGTTTTAAAAACCAACGCCACCGAAAGGTGGTTTTTTTATGCCTAAAAATTGAGGAGTAGCTACTCATGGCGACTAAAAAAGGTGTACTCGGAAACGGTACAGAAGTTTGGATTCTGCATGGCACAGTCCCAACATTGACTAAAATGGGGTGTATCACAGAACTTGTGTTCGGTGATGATACTCAGGCAGAAGTAGATAATACCTGTCTTGAAGAAACAGATGTACGAACAAATGATTATGGGCTATCAACACCGGGTGAAGGTAGTTTTAAAATCAATACCGATCCAACAAACGCAACACATTTAACTTTGCTTGATCTTGCAGATAAAAAAGAACTGATCGGCATTTATGTTGGCTGGTCTGATGGCACCACATCTCCAACAGTGGCTTCAGGTACCGTGACTTTACCAGAAGATCGCACATGGTCATGGTGTACTGCGATTGTCCGCAAAAACTCTGTAGTGATTGGTTTAGATGCATTGAATAACCACACAATTCCTTTCAAACGCCAATCTAAAGTAACAGATGAATTCAAGGTGCAACCATAATGGCTCGAATCACATTAAAAGATGCTGTCCAAGCAATTGGAATAGGAAAGTTTGTTGAAAAAACTATTAAATTTCATGATTCCTTTGGTAATGAAGTGGAAGGTGAAATCCTAATTAAAGTTGTATCACATGATGATATTGTAAATTCAACTGATGTCTTGGGCATTGATTTCAATAAAATGACTATTGACCAACTCAATAAAGCAAGACTATTAGAAGTGGTTTATAGTGATGAAGATACTAAGTTTTTCTCAGATATTAAATCAACTGGAACTATTTCTACTGAAGCTTTGCAGGTAATCTATGATGCAGCAGATGAGGTGTTGGATTTCTCGGGAAAGTTACGGAAATTAGCCAAGAACAAGAGTTCTGGTGTGAGCTCGTCATCAACGGAATCGCTGGAAGAACAATAGCTGAAGCCAAACAAAACATATCAAACCGTGAATTAATGATATGGAGATCCTACAGAAAAAAGTATGGATCTCTTTTTTTTGGTAGGAGGCTTGAGCAGTCATTCGGTAATTGGATGGCTCATTACACTTTGTTTAAGGTAAAACAAGGAACAGATGTCGATCCTTTTGCTTTTATGCCTCATGAAGATGCACCACCAACAAGTTTTGAAGAAGAACGAATGAAAGCTATTAAAAAGAAATCTACTTAGGTTGGTTTCTTTTTGACCCAATAATTAGTATCGTGTCCTAAAAATATACTGGGGATATTTATGGCACTTAAAAATTGTAAAGAATGCGGAAACCAAGTCAGTGACAAGGCTGATAATTGCCCTAAATGTGGAGCAAAAGTAAAAAAAGTTCTTCCTAAATGGGTGGTATGGTCTGTATTTATTATCTTATTTCTTATTATTCTTGGGTCTTGTCAAGATAAAAATGAAAATAACAATTCTGCTCAGAAGCAAGAAAATAATAATTCAACAGCAGATGCAAAAGATCAAGTTGTTGAGTCAAACTGGACGAATTCTCAAACGAATGATGAAATGCGTGGAACTAAAACCAATACAACTACCAATGTAAGTAAAAATACCGTGAATTTTGCATTCCCTTACAATGGTGGATCCAATTTATTTCTTTCAGTTAGAAATAAATCTGGTGAAAAAGATGTAATTATAAGGGTTTCAAAGGGTTTATTTGTTTGCGGAATTATTGATGGATGCCAAGTAAATTTCAAGTTTGATGATGGCTCAATACAGTCTATCACTATGGTAGGAACTGAAAGCCATGATACTGATGTGTTGTTTGTTAAAAATACCAAAACTGCTAATTCAATAATACAAAAGATAAAAACTTCTAAAAAATTAATTATTGAACCTAATTTCTTTCAAGAGGGAAGCAAGCAATTTAATTTTGATTTAGATGGTTTTGAAAATCCTTAAACTTATTACCCAAAATAACCCTGCACTGCAGGGTTTTTTTATATCTAGGAATAATTATGGCTACTACCTCACTTGGTCGTTTAACTTTAGATTTAGTTGCCCAAGTGGGGCAATTTACTGACCCCTTAGATAAAGCTGAAAGAAAGGCGAGAGATTCATCAAAAAAGATTGGCAATAGCTTTTCAGAAATTGGAACGATGGCTAGTAAAGCCATGCCGATGGTAGCTGGATTGGCTGGCTCAATAGCTGGTTTAGCGGCATCTTATGTAACTTTAGATAAAGTCATTGGTGCACAAAGAACTTACGACAAGCAAATTGCTGGTCTTGAAACAGCTACGAAATCGGCGAATAACGCTAAAGAAGCTTATGCTGCCCTAGGTAAGTTTGCTACAGAAACACCGTATGGTATGGATCAGGCTGTAGAAGCATTCACAAAATTAGTGAATCTAGGCTTAACGCCTTCTGAGCGTGCATTGAGATCATATGGAAATACTGCATCTGCAATGGGTAAGGACTTAATGCAGTTCATTGAAGCAGTTGCAGACGCGGCTACAGGTGAATTTGAACGTCTAAAAGAGTTTGGCATCAAAGCATCTAAGCAAGGTGATCAAGTAGCATTTACCTTCCAGGGTACCACTACAAAGATTAAAAACAATGCTGCTTCAATTGAAGATTATTTAATGAAAATAGGAGAAAACGAATTTGCTGGCGCTATGGAAAAAAGGATGGATTCTCTTGATGGTGCTTTGGCAAATTTAGAAGATTCTTGGAATAGCTTATATTTGGCAATTTCCAAAGCTGGGGTTGGATCTTTAGTTAGAGATGCAACTGAGTTGGCGAGTGGGGGTGTGCAAGGCTTAACAGACTTGGTTTCCTCAGGCGCCATCGAGACAGCGTTGGCAGGTATGGGTAAAGCCTTTGGTGTATTTGGAGGTGATGCCAAAACAGAAATGCAAGAGATAGCAAAATCTTTTGGAATAACATCGGATTATTTAGTTGAAAAATGGAAAGCAACAATTGAGGAATTAAATGCACTTGGCAATACTTGGTCATTATTACGTTCTTGGGTTCAAAAAGCCGCAGTATCAGTTGCAGCAGGTGTAGATATTATTTCTGATCCATTTAACAAAAGATCATCAAATTCATCTAAACAATCTGCATGGGAGAGCTCATTGTTAGCTATTGAAAATGAGACTGTGGGTCGTTGGAATGCTGTATCTAATGGTATAGGTGATGCTGAAAAGAAATATAATGAATATATTAAAACCCAGCAAAAAGGATCAAAAGATTCCATTGATGTACTGGAAAAATATAAGATCAAAGCTAAAAATGCTGGGGATGCTGCCTCTGAGGCTACAAAAAAAGCCAATAAAGAATTGGAGAAGCAAAAGAAATTGATTGAGGGCTTAGGTAATGGGCTTGTTTCAAATGCAAACCTAAAAGGGCTGACAATTAAATCTGCGGAATCGATTTCGGGAGGAAAAATTAGAGGTTATACGGCTGAGTTTGCTCAATTAACTAATAGTGCACTAGGTAACTCAATAAATAGATTTACTGCATTTAATGATTCATATCATAAAGGCACAAACAGCAAGCATGCTACAGGCAATGCATTCGATTTTACAGTTAAGGATGCAAAAGAGGCTCAAAGTGCAGTAAATATTCTTCAAGATGTTGCCAAAAAATATGGATATTCAGTAAGG